TCAGATCCTTATCAGCGGCGCCAGCTCGGGCGAGATCACGCTCGGCGGGTCGGCGACCGGGACCACCACCGGCAGCGCGACGGGCGACTCGAGCGCGACCTTCGACCTCACCGGGTCGGCCGCCGGCTTGGTCCTCGTCGCCGGCGCCTCGAGCGCGTCCTTCGGCCTCCAGGGATCGGCGACCGGCGTCGTCGCGGTTGAGGGCGCCAGCGCCGGCAGCTTCGACCTGCTCGGCCAGGCCACCGGCGAGACCGGCGCGCTGCCGATCGTCGGCGCATCGGTCGGCGAGTTCCTGCTCGCCGCCGAGTCGTCCGCGCAGATCCTCGTGACCGGCTCGAGCGCCGGCACGTTCTACCTCACCGCCGTGCAGCCCGTCCGCGCCGCGCCGGCGTCCCGCACCCTGATCGTCGCCGCCCAGGATCGCGCCCTCGCGATCGCGGCCGAAGATCGCACCTTGAGGATCCGCCAGCCATGAACGAGAAGCACGACGACCAGCCGATCGCCCGCGGCGCGACGCTGCCCTGGGCCTGGGATTGGAGCGACTGGCTCCTCTCCGGCGACACGATCACCGCCCAGGAGTTCGCCGCGACCGACGGCCTCACGATCGGCGACGCCTCGCAGGCGGCCGGCGTCGTCACCGCCGAGGTGACATGCGACCCCGACGCGACGATCGGCTCGCGCCAGCGCGCGACGTGCACGATCACCACCGCGGCCGGCCTCGTCGATTCGCGCTCGATCCGTTACGTCGTCGAGGCGAGGTGACGCGCCATGGCACAGATCCGCATCGCCGGCCTGACCGACGCGATCGGCACGCTCCGCGGCCTGCCGCCGGCGCTCGAGCGGTCGACGCTGCTGCGCATGTCTCAGATCGCCTATGACGCCGCCCAGCGCGGCGCCGGCCGCCACAGCAAGCCAGGCGGCAGCGGCGCGCTGTTTCAGTCGCTCTACAACCGCAGCAGGCCGAACAACGGCCGCGAGGTCGGCCACGACCCACAGCGCGCCCCTCATGCCCTGTTCGTCAACCTCGGCACGCGCCCCCACGAGATCCGGCCGCGCAACAAGAAGGCCCTGCGCTGGGCCGGCGGCGGCGTGTTTCACTTCGCGAAGGTCGTCAAGCACCCCGGTTATCGTGGCGACGCCTACATGATCGAGGCCGCCACCCTTGCCGTGCGCGAGTTCCGCGCCATCGTCGATGCAGCCATGAAGGACGCCACCTGATGACCACCCTCGCCTATCCCGACGCCTACCTCGCCCGGCACTGCACCGACGAGCGCGAGACGCGCGCGCTCGCCGCGGTCGACGATCTCGGCACCTTCGCCACCGGCTGGCGCGAGCGCCTGGCCGTCCTGCAGTGCTACGTGATCGCCTGCCTCGAGTGCCAGGCCGACGCCGAGGATCTGTTCTCGACGAAGCTCAAGACCTACCGCGCCGAGTTCGATCGCCAGCTCAACATGGCCCGCGCCGCGACGCCCGACGACGCCGGGACGGCGCTCGTCTTCTCGATCCCGCTCGAGCGCGCCTGACATGCACGCGACCCTCACCGCAGCGCGCGACGCGCTCGCCACGATCCCCGGCCTCGCAAGCTGCCGCATCGGCCTCGAGCCCGGCATCAGCGCCGGCGACTATCCGCTCGTGCGCCTCGTGCCCTCGCGCATCATCCCCGGCCGCCCGTACAACAACCGCACCGCCGAGGTGCTGGTGTACTTCGGCATGGACACCACCAGCGCCGACGCCGGCGGCCTCGAGGGTGTCTATTCCGCGCTGTTCGACCTCGAGGCCGAGATCATCGAGCGCCTGCGCGCGCTCGGGCATCGGTACGTGGAGACGATCACCGACGAGGACCGCCTCGACACGTACAAGCTGATGACCATCCGCGCCGAGTTTTTTGGCGCTCAGCCGGCCGTTTGAAGGACCGGCGGCGCGGAGGCGGCGACCTCCTCGACCGTCCGCACCCGATAGGTGGGATTGGTCCGCCGGTTGTGCACCTCGAGCGGATCGACGCCGGCGAACACCTCCTCGAGCCGCTCCCGGCTTCCGGCCACGCGCCGCGCCGCCTCGGGATCAATGCGCCGCATGAAGTCGAGCCCGGCACCATCGCGCGGCCGGCCAAGCGCCCGCCCGGTCAGGTCGAGCCGCGGCGACAGCACGCAGCGGCAGTGCGGGTGCGCCGGGGCGACCGGCGCCAGGCGCACCGGATAGACACCCGGCCCCAGGCCCCAACGGTCGACGCCGGCCAGGTAATCGCATATGTCCGTAATCGGGTGCGCCGGACTCATGCGCCACTGCACGAACTCGACGTCGGGATCGGCGAGCAGCTCGGCGGCCTGCCGCTGTGCGAACGCCCGGTGTAGCTCCGTCTGCGCGATGCGCGTCGCGAAGTAGCGCATCCGCTCGAACCACGCGACCCGCATCCGGCGCTGCAGCAGCTCGGCCGCGGCGCCGTCCTCGATCTCGTCGATCGCATCCAGGGCGCCCTGGTAGGCCGCCCGCAGCGCCTGCGACGTCAGCCCGTTGACCTGCATGCGCGCCATCGCCCGGGTGATCTGGCCGGCGAGCCCCTCGTCGGAAAGCAGCGCGTCGCGCAGGTACTTCGGCAGGCGCTCGTTGCGCCGGTTGAACTGCAACGGCTCGGCGTCCGGCGGCCGGAAGTCGTAGCCCTCGAACAGCTCGAGCGCCAGGCGCCGCGCGTCCTGCAGGCCCCTCGCGTGCTGCTCGACCATGCCGCGCACGATCTCGGCCGCGGCGCCCGCCTCGCTGTAGAGCCTCGAGGACAGCGACACGAGGCCGACTTGCATCTGCGCGACCGCCGCGCTCCCGACCGTCTGCCCGACGAACTCCGAGAACACGACGGCCATCGCCTGACCGATCGCGGCCTCGACCCGGGCGATCACCTCGTCGACGGCATCCCGCGGCGCCGTGCCGCCGACGATCAGCTCGGTAAGCTGCCGGTGCGCCTCAAGCAGTACAGCTTCGATCTGCCCGTTCGCCGCGTCGATCAGCCTCTGTGCCTGTTCTGGCGTCATCCGTCACCCCCTTTTCAGTTCCCGGCAGCAGCACGAGATCGGCCGCCATTGTCACGATCCGCCAGGCCGTCGAGCGGTGCCCACCGTAGCGCAGGAACACGAGCCCGCTCGCCTCGCGCGGCGTTCGGCCGCTCTGCAGCAGCGTCGCGGCGAACAGCAGCCGGCGCGCTCGCTCGACCGCCCGCGGATCGACAGCCTGCACGGCCTCGAGGATCGTCATGGATTCGCTCATAGGCCCTGGATCGTTGCGCCGGCCGGCGTCGAGTCGGGCGCCCCCAGCAGTTCTGCAAAAGCTCGACTCAGCGCGTCGACCTGATCGTCGTTCTGCCCGTTTGGAAAAAGGCGCATTTCCTCGATCAATGGCTCGTTCCAGGCCCCGCGCAACATCAGCACGTTCCCGACGTTGACCTGCGACGCCAGAGGCTCGGCCCGCGTCACCTTGTCGCCCGTTTCCGGCGAGGTCTTCACCATGTACCCGGCCAGCTTCCGCGTGAGGTCGAGCGCCTGCGTTTTCCCTGCCTGCCCCGGGTCTTGAGGTAGACCGATCCGCACCGACCGGCCATCGCGCGCCGCCGTGTTCTTCAGCAGCGCGTCGCGCTCGTCCGGCCCGAACTGCTCGCGCTCCATGCCCGCGATCACGAACCGGCCGTCGGCCAGCTTCCCGAGCTTGCCGCCCGCCGTGTAGTCGCCGCCGCCCGCGGTCGAGGCCAGATCCCACCCGCGACACCACTCGATCCGGCCGGCAGGCACCGCGTCGACGATCTGCAGCGCGCCAGGCTTGAACACCCCACCCTCCAGCGGGCTCGGCCGCTGCCGGTACTGGCCGGCGAAGATGTACGGGCTGGCCTTCTCCATGCGCCGCAGATCGTCTGCGCTGTGCTTCTCGGGCCACAACGGCACCGTGTCGCCGGCATCGGCCCAGGCCGACAGGCAGAGGTGATCCCACACCTCGCCATTGCCGCCGGCCACTGGCGGGCCGGTCATGTCCTTGCCGCGGTCGCCCAGCAGCCAGCCGGCCAGGTCTTTCTCGTGCAGCCGCTGCATGATCAGGATGATCGGCGTGTCGGGGCTGTTCTTCCGGCTTTCGAGTGTGTTCTGAAACCAGTCGATCACGCCCTGGCGAATGACGTCGCTGCGCGCCTCGTCGGCCTTGTGGGGGTCGTCGATGATGATCGCGCCGCCGAACCCGGGCCGGTGCTTGCCGGCGCCGAACCCGGTGATCGTGCCGCCAGCACCCGTCGCGTACATGACGCCGCCGGCCGTCGTGGTCCAGTGCGCCCGCGCTTCGCCGGCCAGCGCCGTGGCGAAGATCTCGCGATAGGTCTCATGCTGGATCAGCCCGCGCACCGCGGCGCTGTTGTTCGCCGCCAGCGTGCCGCTGTAGCTGGTGTGGATGAACTCGGCATCCGGCCGCTGGCCCATGGCCCAGGCGATGAACATCACGACGGCCAGTTCGGTCTTGGAGTACCGCGGCGGGATGTTGATGATCAGCCGCCGGCACTCGCCGCGATAGACGCGCATCAGCGCCTCGCAGATCAGCCGATGATGCGGCGCCCGCTGCCACCGGAAGCCGCGCCGCTGGGCGAACATCCACCGGGCGAAAAAGTACAGGTCGGCGCGCGCCAGCTCGGCAGCGACGAAGCGCTCCTTCGGGTGAACCGCCAGGTCCTGCATCAGCCTGCCAGCTCCAGCGTGTCAATACCGTTGCCGCAGTCGGTCTGGAAGTGGCACGCCACCTCAACCGCCTTCCTGGCATCGTGGCCCAGGAACATCGCCGCTTCGGCATAGTCGCGGCCCGATCCCCAGCAGCAGCGCGGCTCTTCGATCCGCATGGGATGTGGACCGATGGCCCAGGTGCGGATGCCGTCAGCGTCGATCACGATCAGCGTGCTGCGGTCCTCTCGCGCCTTTGCTGGGAACCTCTCCGGATCGGCGCCGGCCTTGAACCATTCGCGCATCTCGGCGCCGGTGTCCCAGCATCCCGTGATGGCCAGGAGGCTCCCACCGTGCCGCTCAATCTTGGTGACGGTGCGGGCAATGCCGCCGCCAGAAGTGGCGCGCTTGTCAGCGGCCAGCGTGCGGCCATCCCATGCGATCACCGTCACCTCAGACCCTCCCTGCGATCTCGGCCGCGATCGCGCGGAACTCGTCCGCGGTCATGTTGACCGACTCGATCGGCGCCCCACCCTTGCCCGTCAGCTCGCGCCGCTCTGGCGCGTCCAGGCCGAGCAGCTTCGCCCGCCGCTCCATGATCTTGAGGACGCGATCGACCGCCGCGACGCCGCCCTTCCGCGCCGTCGGCCACAGGCCGGCGAGCATCCCGTCGAGCCGGCTCACCTCCTCGACGCGCAGGTCGTCGGCGCTCGCCGCGATCTGCTGGCGCGCGTCCTCCATGCCGGCCACCACCAGCCGGTGCGCCTGCGACTTCCCGATCCCGAGCGCCGCGGCGATCTCGGCAAATCCTTTGCCCATCCGCCGAAGCTCGAGCGCCTGCGCCTGGCGCTGCAGCGACAGTGCCCTCGCCGGCGCCGTCTTGGATTGCGTCATGTCCCGCCCCCCCACTTCGCGGCCAGGGCGTGCCCGCCGCCGGCCATGTCCTCGAGGTCGTCGTCGCGCGGCGCAGGCAGCATCAGCAGATCGGGCCGGAATGCCGGCGGCCTGTCGATGCTTGGCTCCCACGTTGCGAGGCCCTCGTCCTGCTCCCGCCCGGCGACATAGCCGCCGGCCGCGAACTCCGCCACCACGCCGCGCAGCAGTTCAACCCCCAGCGGCCCCAGGTCGCGCCGCCACAGCGCCTCGGCCGTGTCGTCCGGCCGAATCAGCACATGCCGCTGCGCCAGGATTGCGCCGCCGTCCATGCGGTTACTCAGCCGGTACACCGTGCCGCCCGTCACCCGCTCACGCATGCGCAGCGCCCACCGCACCGCATCGCGCCCGCGGTGCAACGGGAGCAGGCTCGGGTGGTAGCCGATTCCGCCCCAGCGCGCCCGCAGGCGCGTTCGCTCCCCGATGAAGTCGTGCGAATGCGCGGCCACGATCAGGTCGACGCCGGCGGGCATCGTCTCGGCCCGCAGGCCGCCGGCGGGAAGCACCTCGACACCGTGGCGCCACGCCGCCCGCGCGAGGCGGTCGTCATGCGGCGCCGACACCGCGCGCACGTTCACGCCGGGCAGCGCCCGCAGCGCTTCGAACACCTCGGCGCCGAACCACTTTTGGCCCGCGAGCAGCACGTTCATGCGGCCACCGCCGGGCGGGACATGCGGAAGCCGGACACCGCGCGCTGGTGGCCCCCGTAGCCTATCGCCGTGCCGCCGCCGCTCTTGGCGATGCTTGCGGCGCTCTTGCCCTTGTGCACGCCGCCCATGCCCTGCGAAACAAGCGACCAGCGCGGATCCCGGCGCAAAGCGGCGCACAGGCCCGGGTGCGAGGTGTGAAAGTACACCGCCCGCGTGCGATCGTGGTATCCGTTCGCCTCGGTGAACTGCAGCCGGCACACCTCATTCAGGAAGCGCAGACCGACGCCGGCGCCCTGCCACTCCGGCATCACCACCATTCGACAGGCCCGCATGCCGTTCGACTGCAGCCACGGCGCCACCGCCATATGCGCGACCGCCTCGCCGTCGACGAAGCCGACGTAGTACCGCGCCGCGACCATCCGCGGCAGCTTCAGGTAGTGATGCGGCTCAAACATAGGCCAGTACGAGCCGTCCGTCTGGAAAACCTCGAGTTCCAGTCGTGGCCGTCGCCAAAGTGACCCCCGTTGCAGCTCGCCGGTGCGGGTGTCGAAGACCCAATCCGGCTCCACCCAATCGAGAATGTCGTAATGGCAGGACAGCAGCACGGCCTGGCCGGCGCCGCGCTTCCACGCCTTCGAGAACGCGCCGGCGCCCACCTTCGCGATCTGCCGGTCGACTACGCTCGTGAACTCGTCGATCACCACCCGGTCGCGCCCCTCGGCAATCAGCCTCGCCAGGCCGGCGCGGAACCGCTCACCGTTCGACAGCGCGGGGAACGGGCGCAGCCATGCGGGCACGCTGCCCAGGCCAACCGCGGCCAGCGCTCCGGTCACGTCATCGAAGGCGCCGGCCGGCGCGATGGCGTCCACGATGGGCCTGTCGGCGGGCCAGCCGGCGTCGCCGTCGTAGATGCCAACGTCGGGCCAGATCTGCCGGCCGATGCTGGTCTTGCCGGAGCCCGACGGGCCGACGACGACGCCGATTTTCCAGCCCGCCTCCTCGACCGGGATCTCGGCCTCGATCGAAAAGTTTGCGCCGCTCTCGCAGTTGAACAGCGACTTCACGCGCGCGGCGCGGTAGCTGTTGAAGTCGGAGCATCTGTTGTGGAC